CTATACGCGCTAGCACGGGCGCGACCGGCAATGAACTTGCTAAGCTGCAAGGCTCGTTCGAATCAGTATTCGGCAATACCACACAAGGAGCTACAGAGGTCGCTTCCGCAGTTGCAAAGCTAAGCACCGGCCTCGGGCTTTCTGGTCAACCACTTGAAGAGCTAACCACACAAGTAAGTAAGCTCGCAACGGTTACGAATTCAGATCTAGGCAGCGCGGTGAAAGGCACCACTGCGGTCATGAATTCGTGGAAAGTTAGCAGCGAAAATCAGAGCGCGACTCTTGATTACCTTTTTAAGGTGAGTCAAAAAACCGGAGTAAGCTTCGATGATTTAAGCGGCGCAATCTCTACAAATCAACCAACCTTCAAAGCGCTCGGCCTTAATTTAAAAGAGAGCGCGGCTCTTTTGGGTCAACTTGGAAAGGCTGGAGCAAGTTCAGGCGACGCAATTAAAGCGCTAAGTTTCGCGGTCTCTAAGTTCGCTAAGGCTGGCGTCAAGGACATGGCCGGGGCATTTAAAACCGCTTTCGAAGGTATTAAAAATATTCCAAGCGACACCGAAGCGGCTGGCGCTGCAATGCAAATCTTCGGAAATAAAGCCGGTCCGAAATTCGCCTCGCTTATTCGTAGCGGCAAATTATCACTAGAGGAATTTGTTGCAGCGGTCGAAAAATCTCCCGAGTCTATTTCAAAGGCTGCAAAAGATACTGAAGGGTTCGGAGAGAAGTTCGCGCAGTTTCGTAACCAGTTAAGTCTCGCGCTCGCGCCTATTGGCCTCTCTCTTCTTGACGGGTTGGTTGTTGCACTTGACGCATTGAAGCCTCTTCTTCAACAGGTAGGTGCGCTGTTTAAATTTCTCGGCCCTAACATTACTGCAGGAGTGGCAGCATTCGGCGCAATCTTAGCTTCAGTCGGTCCCGTAATTTATGCCTTTAGTTTTATGTTCGGATGGGTTGCAAAACTCGTCGCAATCGGGCCCCTTCTTACAGGAACGATCTCAGCATTAGGCGGCGCATTAGCACTATTGATTTCTCCTATCGGGCTAGTAGCTGCAGCGCTCGCTGCAATGTTTATCGTTTGGTATAAGTGGGATGTAATCGGTCCCATGGTAGATGAGCAAATACAGCTCACTATCGATGCGTTCAATAATCTCGTCGCAATGCTTGGAACTTTTAGCACCAGCGCGATGGCCTCCATTAACGCATGGATCGACGATACAGTTCAAAGATTTCTATACCTAAAAGATACTGTCCTTCAATATGTTGCTGACCTAGTAAACGGGATTACGCAAACATTTACTGGGGGCTTTGAAAGCGCAAAAGCTTCTGTTACCGGATTCACCGATGATGTCACAGCAACGTTCCAGGGCATGTATGACACCCTGATTGGTCACTCCATTGTTCCAGACATGGTAAGCGGGATCTCGCAAGAGATGCAGACCATGGGGACGAACATGATCACCTCCGCAAAAAGCGGAACCGAAGGAGTCTCTCAGAGTTTTACGAACTTACTTAGTCAATTAAAAACCAGCAGCAAAGACGGAGCAGCGGAGGGGAAAAAGCTCGCAGAGAGTTGGAAGCAAACAGGCATAGACCTTAAGAGTGTAATGTCTGATGTGACAAAGAGCATTGACCCAATGCGGCAGCAAATTACCGGACTATTAAAAGCCGGTGATTTCGCTGGGCTCGATAAAATGGCTGAAGGATTTCGCGGTAATAAAACTGCGCTCGATCAATTCCGCTCGTCTCTGAAAGACGGCAAGGGCGACTATGACGAATGGATTCGAAACTCAGATCAATTAAATACGAGGTTAAAAGAGACCCAAGCCGATCTGTATGAGCTATCCACCGGCAAAAAATATATAGACCCTCTGACCCAGAGCGTAGTGGAGTTAATGCAAGCGGGAGACATGAACGGTCTAAAAGCTCTCGGCGAGTCCATGCAAAATACAGCCGAGGACTCAAGAAACTTTGAGCAATCACTTAGCAGTGCAACTAGTCAAATGCGAGACATGAAAGCCCAGAGCGCAGAGCTCGCAGGTTCAATGTCTTCTGGTCTTTCAGACATGATGAAAAGCTTCGGCCTTGATGGCGGCATTTCCGATTTAGTCGGAGGCATATTTGGCGGAGCTGCAACGGGCGAAGGTAAAGGCGGCGCTGGTGAGATTGGTAATCTTCTCAATGATGCAATAGGCAGTCTCTTCGGCGGAAGCTCTGGCGGAAGCGGAGGAGGTGGTGGCGGGATCATGGATAGTATCATGAGCTCGTTCGGCTTCGGAGATTCCACGAGCGGCGCTGGCGAGCTTACTAAAAGCATGGGGGAGTTAGGCTCAACCTTTGAGGGCCTTGGAAGCTATGCAAGCATTCTGACTGATTCCTTGGAGTCTCTCGGCAAGATAGGGAAAAGCTCACGTGGTACTGCAGAAGGGTTGTCGCAAGGTGCTGGTGCAACTATCGGAGCGATTTTTGGCGGTTCTGAAGGTGCAAAGATTGGCTCTGAAATTGGGAAAGTAGTCGGCAAAGTTATAGGCGGAACTTTCGGTGGAACCAATAAAGAAACCTTAGCAAGAAAATCTATTGAGAATTATCTAGAAGATGCGTTCAAAGGAAAAGCCACCAGCTTCTATGATGCTCAAGGCAAGATGCAGAAGTTTGACGGTAACTTCAAGTTCGGTGATGTTACCCGTTTTGATAAACCAGGGTGGGCAGACCAAGCAAAGGATAAATACGGCGCAGGTAATACACAAACTTTTGATACTCTAGGGAAGGGATTAACTAACCTATTAGGAGTTACCGAAGACGTGGGTGGGCAGATCGGAGCAATCCTACAAGAGAACTTAGTAGGGAATCTCGATAACGCCAGAATGATGATAAAAGAACTTGGGATTTCTCAAGAGGATATGGTGGCCTCTTTCGAGCAATTAGGCGAATCTGGATCGATGAGCTGGCACGAGGTTGAAGTTAACTTACAGCAGATTCCGAAACTGTTTGGAGAAGGTCTAGTAAAACAAGCTGACATGATCGGCGGCTTCAATCAAATCGTTAGCAGTGCTGGCGACGGGATGGACGCCATTTACGGAATTAAAAACGCTGCGGTGGAAGCAGGGGAAGCGAGTGTTAAAAGTTTTGCTGAATGGAGACAGAAATTACTAGCTGCGGGAGCTGACCCTGCTTACGTAGATGCATTTTTCAAATCACTGGAGTCTCGCGGTCTTACCACCCTTGAAGAAATAAAGAACGCTTCAACCAAAACACTCGGCAGCGTAATCGCAGGGATGGAAAGCAGCAGCACGGCACTTGCAGCGCAGTGGCAAGCTGCTAGAGCTGAAGCTAGTAAGTACATGGAAACTATCGCATCGATTCCCGATAACTCAGAAAAAAATGTAAAGCTAAACGTCACAGCAAATCTTGATGCTAATTCTCAGCAAGTACTCGACATGCAAGCTCCTGCAAAGACACCGACGCCGACAAAGTTTGCAAAAGGCGGTGTCGTAAATGGACCGACGATGTTTGCAAACGGTGGCGCAAGTCTTGGGTTAATGGGCGAAGCAGGTCCAGAGGCTATAATGCCACTTGCAAGAATCGGTGGTAAACTCGGCGTCAATGTTCAGGGCGGCGGGAAAGCGAGCAATGTTTATAACATCGACGCAAGAGGCGCGGCACCTGGTGTTGAGAACGACATTATGAGAGCTCTCGCGCAAATAGAACAGCGAGCAGTAGAGTCGGCGTTGGTTGCGGTTGCTGATGCAAGAGATCGTGGCGGGAATTTTTCGGACTCGTTTTAATTATGAGCATAACTTATCCATTATCGTTCCCGGCTGGTATAGCACCTAAGCGCGTCACATTCTTTGGTGTGAACGCTGTCTCTATTTCACGAAGCCCTTTTACCTTCGATACACAAACACAATCTTTCAGTGGTCAGAGTTGGGGGGCAGAGGTAACTCTCCCAGCAATGATAAGAGAAACAGCAGAGGAGTGGATTTCTTTCTTAATGGCGCTTCAAGGACCGAAGGGGACTTTTTACTTACGAGATCCTCTAGCTGCCGAACCGCGTGGAGTTGCAACAGGGACTCCACTTGTTAACGGAGCGAATCAAACCGGGAATTCTTTAGTTACAGACGGGTGGACAAATAGTACCACTGGAATTCTTAAGCGCGGCGATAAGATTCAGATCGGTTCGAGGCTCTATGCTGTTATGGGGACCTCCGATGTTGATTCAGATGGTTCTGGAAATGCAACTATAGATATCTGGCCGCGCCTTCGTGAGAGTCCTGCCGATAATGAAAACATTATCACGGTCGAAGCTGCGGGAGTTTTCAGACTTGCGAATAACTTAAATAATTTCTGGTCGGCGGACGAGACCAAAACATACGACATTTCTTTCGATTGTGTGGAGGCAATTTGACCCGTGATCTTACCGGGGATTTTATTTCTGCACTTGCTTCGGAGCATGTTGATATCGCCTACTTTTTTGAAGGCGAATTTCAAAGCTCGACGATAAGATTATGGAGCGGATTCGGTGACATTGTGTGGGACTCAAAAACTTGGTTCGGGAACGGGTGGTTCCAGGGTGTGGGCGGTATCGGTGAAAGCGCAGACATTAAAGCCACTAACATAGATATTTCTCTCGCGGGGGTTCCGACCTCTGTCATTTCTTTAGTTCTAAATGAAGCCTCTCAAAATCGACCAGGTAAGTTATGGCTCGGCTTTCTTGACGATAACGGCGATGTGATCGCAGACCCTTATCTTGCATTCGACGGTA